TAACTAATAAATTTATAGTCATGGATGAAATTATTGAAGCAATTTTGAGTGAAGCAACAAAGAAAGCTAACAGGCTATCACTTACAGAACAATCATTTGTTTATACCGAACTATCGGAACACTTCACACGCCTTTCGCACGATGCTATAATGGCGGAATTTGGAATAAAAGAGGAGGACGAACCATGAGACGGACATACGCACGTTTTTACGTTCTTCTCAATCGTTTACCCACAACTGACAGGGAAGAACTAAAGGCAAATCTGGTAAGCCAATACACTAACGGACGGACAGATTCACTTAAAGAAATGACGAATAAGGAATATGATGCAATGTGTGATGCCATGCAGGAACAGGATAAAGGTTATAAAGCCCGCGAAATAGCCCGCGAAGAATTAAGGCGTAGACGGTCGGCAGCCCTTCACCTTCTGCAAAAGAATGGAATTGATACAACAGACTGGAATCGCATTAATCAATATTGTGTAAATCCGCGCATCGCTGGAAAGCCTTTTGGCAAACTCACTATTGATGAACTAGACCTGTTGTGCATCAAATTAAGAATGATAATTCGGAAAGATAATAATACAGATAAATCACTTTTAAATTAAAAAACAATTATGGAAAATGTAGAAAAGAAAGTTATTGAATTGACTGGCGAAGAACTCGAACAGTACAATGCGTTTAAGGCTGAACAAGCAAAAAAGGACGCCAAAGAACAAGCTAAAAAAGATCGTGAAGCCTACCGCGATTTAGTGGATGAAACGATAGAAAAAACAATCCCCGCCCTAGTATGTCTTAGTAACAGTATCAAGGCAACCAAACAAGCCGTTTTGGATAACTTTAAAGATGCGATTGAAATGAAGTCTGATGTCCTTAAACTCAAAAAGGACGGGCAGCGTAGTGATACTTTTACCAATTCCAAATCAGACAAACGTATTACCGTAGGTGTATATACAACAGACGGTTATCTTGATACCGTGGAAGATGGTATTGCAATCGTGAAAGAATACATCGAAGGGCTTGCCAGTGATGAAAAAACGAAGGCCCTTGTAAAAATGGTGCTTCGCTTGTTGGCGCGTGACGCAAAAGGCACATTGAAAGCCAGCCGGGTAGTTCAACTACGAAAAATTGCAGAAGAAACCAAAAGCGAACGTTTCATGGAAGGTGTACAGATCATTGAAGAAGCCTACCAGCCAGCTATCAGTAAACAGTTCGTTCGTGCTGAAATGAAAAATGAGAATGGGAAATGGGTTTGTATTCCTTTAGGTATGACTGAATCGTGAGTAAAAAACAACAGCCGACATTGTTAATAATCCCGCCTTGCTCTCCGGTAGGAAACCCCGTAGAAGAGGAAGAGTTCGGCGGGATTCCTTGCGAATACTGCCACGGCAATGGGTGGTTTATAGGAATAGAAGAAGATACCCGTGACACTATTAGAAAAGATTGTCCGGTGTGTAAAGGATATAAAAAACTGAAGGCCACTGTTACAATAAGCTGGTCGGCAGATGAAGGTTAATAATTATAGATTAATACAGTTATCCGGCCATAATACTTAAATATCTGGACTTATGAATAAGACTATTAACGAATTACTAGATGCCTTAGAAAAATCTACAAGCATTATGAATACTAGCATAACTAACTGTAGGTCGTGCGATGAGTGTGAAAAATGTGGCTTATTCCCATGTTTAACTATTACGCAAGCCGATAGGAATAAAGCTATTATTGATAAGATTAGAACAAAACAGAAATGAATACATATAGATACGAAAACAGACCTTATGATATTCCCTATAGGGAACTGAAAATGGTAGATGAAGAAAAGTCTACTCCTTGGAAAACCATCCCACCTTCTTGGAAAAATTCCTCTTCGAAAGGTGGACGTACTGCGAATCAAATCAAAAAAGACCGGAAGCGGAAGAAAATGAATAAAAGGAAATAATCATAACAATATGGAAATAATCAGACTAACAAAGAAAGAAGAGGAATGGATTAAAGAACTGAAGATATTAATCCGGAAGAAGCCAAAATCATTAATCCTCTTTGCTGACGGCAATTTGAATATCCTGAAAGGAAGTAAAGAAAATCCCTCATGTGAAAAAGAAAACGGGTTAATGGATGGAAACAGAGTCGTGGACTCTATTTTATTTGCTTGTGATGGTGGAGCTTTTTAATTAACGTATAATGAGATAAATATGAGTGAATATTCATTGAAAGAAAGCGTTGAAATGTTGACGTCATCGCTCGTTTATGGCGGTCCTATGACATTTGAACAAATCAAAAAGTTGGATTGGTTAAAACATACATCTGAATACGGAATATCCTTCTATATCCGGGAAGCCGAACGGAATGAATGGATAAAAACTAAATGTTTCAGTGGCGATAAGCCGAATATCTATTCGGCGACTACAAAAGGTCGGAAGATGGCTGAAGCAAGAGATTAATATTAAAAACAGAACAGAAATGAATACAACCTTTGAAAGAACGGCTACTGCTACTGATGAATGGTACACGCCAAAAGAAATTATAAATGCGTTAGGAAGGTTTGATTTAGACCCATGTGCACCTTTAAATCCATTGTGGAGGACGGCTGTTGTGATGTACGACAAGAATATAGATGGATTATCTCGGAAATGGGAAGGTCGTGTTTGGCTTAATCCTCCTTATTCCCGTCCGCTTATTGAGAAATTTGTTAAACGGTTGGCGGAGCATGGTAACGGCATAGCATTGCTTTTTAATCGTTGCGATTCAAAGATGTTTCAAGACGTAATATTCGAGAAGGCAACAGCGATGAAGTTTTTGCGCAACCGGATTAGGTTCTTCCGTCCAGATGGAACCCGTGGAGATTTTCCCGGTTGCGGTAGTATCTTAATCGCTTTCGGTGAAGATAATGCGGAGATATTAAGAGCTTGCAATATCGCAGGTAAGTATGTACGAATCAATTAGAGTAAAACAAATCAGAAAGGAACTAATATGGAAAATCAAGTTGAAAAATTCGATCCTTCACGCTTAATGGAAGGAGTTAAAGATCGGGTTAAAGCTACATTTGTTTCATTAATACCTGACACGGAATGGGAAGAAATGATAAAAAAAGAGATTAATACCTTCTTTAAGGGCAATACCTCAATCAACTGGAATGAACGATATTCCAATAATATATCTCCTTTCCAAAAGTTAGTGTTGGAAGAATTAACTAAGGAATTTAAGAGCAGAATGATAGATTTTTTGTCCTCCCCTGAATTTGAACATTTATGGTTAAATTATGGAAGACCTACTTGCTCGAAGGCTGTGGAGAAAGCTATAATAGATAATTCAGGAGACATTTTAGTTGCTATGTTTGGCGGTCTATTTAGTGATATGATAATGCGTTTTAAACAGCAATTAATGGAACGTAGATATTAATTCAATATAATAATAGATATGATTGAAATAACAGAAATACGAGAATTTACAGCCCATAGGGTTGAAACACAGGATAACATATATACGCGATACTCGTCTATGTGTTGGACTATTGTAATGGGAGAAAGCGAAGAACCGGTGTATGACTGTGCTGAACTAGAGGAAGCCTATCAAAAATGCAGATCAGCCCCAAAACACAGGTAGAAAAATCTTTTGTGCCTGTGAACATGAGTAAAAGAGAGTTTAAAAGAATTCTGAAATTAATGAAAGCCCCAAAACAATAGTAATGGAAGAACTGAAATATAAATCAATCATCCCCAATAATAAGCCTTACTGGTTATTGACTATTCAAAATTGGATAAATCAGCAATACAAAGGGCTACCACTTCGGAACGAAAGAAGTGAATTTGACGCTTTGCAGTACTTCATAGATGTTGCAATAAGCGATCTAAGTAAAACGAGAGCCATTTCCCGAAGCGTAATAAGTACAGAGATTCGCACGGATACCGGTAAGACTGTGTTATTCATCAAACGAAATGATAAGGTTCTACAAACTTATTATATTGAGTAGTGGTTACTTTACAAAAAGCGGGATAAGTAAATTTATCCCGCTTTTTCTTTGCAACAAAATGTTTTTTTGATACTTTTGTATTCGTTCTAAATCCCGATTAATCAATGGCTTTAAAAGGTTGTTCATACGTAAAACGCGTTAAAGAAGTTAACGAAATATATGACGAATATTCAAAGTCCGGCTTATCAAACCGGGCTATTTGGCGTCGTTATATCTGGCCGGTGTATGGCATTTCGGAAAAGACATTCTACAACTACATAAATGCCGGTGCAGATGCTTCGGTTATTGCCAAACAGGAAACCTTGCAACTGTCATTCTTTTAGCTGACAGAAATATTCGGATTTGCTTTTATTTTAATTTGCTTTTTCACTGCCGAATCATCTTTCATTACACACCTAAAAACTTCTGTTTCATCCAGTATTTCTTCGTGATCGTGGCAGGGAATTGATGTTGTACGTTCCAATGTTCCCAAACAACATCCACTATTAAAACCATGCAGACAGTAGTTTATTTTATCTAGTAAATCAAGGTGAAACAGTTCCCCGTCATATCCTTCAGGAATGGCATTTGTAAGAACATGCAGCCCGATTGTAAGTTCTGCATCCTGTATTCCTTTTCCCTGGCTTCTCCACTGGATTTTCCCAAACTCTATAAATATTGCCGGCATAGAAAATGGGGATTCACTTTCTATGAACTCTACTTGTCTATTCCATAGCCCTATATGTTTTATTGCGTAGTTGGGTATTATTCCGTTTCCGATCATTTCCTGCAACTGTTCGGCAGTGATGAAACAGATATTTTCCTGTTCATCTATTATTAATTGCTGAAGGCGTTTTTTGAGAATCTGATATGCTTCTTTCCTCATGGTTTGATAATATTATTTTTTTCCAAATAATCTTTCATGTTTTCTTCTACAATCTGCCGGATTATCTTATCAGTAGTCTTTCCGTGTCCGATGAACCGGCGTTCCGGCATGGTGATTGTAGAACCGACTTTCTTTAATGACATAGCCCGATAAAATTCGGCTTTATCCGAAAGCTGGCGGTTACGTTTATTATTTCGTTTTTCTCCGTCCTTATTGTAACTGTACCCGCCAGATGCTTCTTTATATTTTGCATAGAAATAGCCTTTCATCTTCCGTGTCACTTTGATTTCTCCACCTTCATTGTGTATGCGTCCGTATGGTTTATTAGAAGAATAAGCAAGGGTAAGCCCACGTTTCCGGGAACGGATGCTTCCCCTTAATCCGCCGGTTCGCTGCATAAGCGTTCCGCCGCCATCATCGAACTGCCGTTCCGGCCATGCCTTTTCATTAAAAAAGGATTTTCTTTGGAAATTACGGTCAAATTCTTCATCCAGTTCCACTTTTATATCATCCAGTGAACGGTCAATGACTTCTTTTTTAAAATCTGTATCCATTAGTGTAAATAAATAATTAGTCTTTCTTTTTAGCCTGTTTCCGTATGATCTGACAAGCAGTACAAAGTTCGTTATTTAGCTTCTTCGCCTGCTTTAAATCAGATTTAGGACACACATTACATTCTGAAATAGTGTACGAGTTATAAGCCGGATAAACAGCCCTTTGTTTTCCGGGGTTAAATCGGAACATTTCGGCATGTTTCCCGGCCGTTGCTTTTTCTGCCGCATCAACAGCCTGTTTGCTATCTGTCGCCGGATATTTCGCGGCCCTGACCTTAGCGACAGTACACCGGCAACGCCAGCCATTCGGCGGGTAGTATTTATCCCAAAACGGGTCACTGCTTGGTAACGTAATGCCTTCCAGTTCCCGGTGTGCCTTTCTGACTTTATTGTCTCCTGCTGTCCTGTATTGAAGCAGATACCGTCCGTCTCCGTCGTCCTGTTGTTCTTCCCACCGTGCCGCCATTGTGCTACTTGAAACGGTGAAATCATATTCCGCCTTCAGGTAGAATTTGTTATAAGTGTCATTCAGTGTTTGAATGTCTTTATAATACTGTTCAAACGGCTTTATATTCCCGGCTTCATCCAATAACATGCTAGCGGCTTCCTTCATTTCGTGAAAGGTCTTAAAACCGGAAAAAACACCTACACTTTCGCGAAGGCTATCTACCATAGTGTCGGATATTGTACTTTCTTCCAATCCTTGCTGGATACCTTTAGAAAGGAAAGCGGTAGTTTCTTTCACTAAAGAATCAATTACTTTTTCCCGAAGCATACCCGCACCGAATACACGTTTGCCATGCAGCCACTTTACTGCATCGTCGAACGCTGCTTCAATGCCTGAAGTATCAGGATAGTCCCCGGATGATAATACCAGTTCACTATCTCCGTAAAGCTCCGCCGCCCTTTTGTGCAGCCCCACGTAATCAGTGGGGCTTAATCGAAAAAAGGTTTTGACAGGGTTACTTTTTTAGGGCCAAGTATTTTGATATGGTATTTATCTTCAAATGATTTAGAATCACAATCAAAGTGCTCTAATAACATCGTTTCAAATGCAACCTGTTGTTCCGGGGTATAATCTATACTTTCATCATACACGTAGTACAAGCCTTTAAGTGGAAAGCCATGCTTAATCATGCGCGGGATAAGCTGATCGTTAACAATGTCTTTCACTAGATCAGCGTCACTGTCGATCACATTTTCAAAGACTTCAAGATGCACTTCTGACTGTGACAGTGAACTGCCGTTGTCAATAGTCATTGTTTGGTTTAATAATCCCTTGCTTATTTCACTGTTAGCACGATCAACACGCTTATCATAGACATTAAATGCGTCCCCTCTGGTCGTTTCTTTAATATCTATTTCAGTACCTTCAGGAAATAAGCCCCATGCAGCCGCGCCCATGCTTGAAAGCATATTTTCAATCTGATTACGATCTTTCGGGTCGCGGGTCGTTGACTTTGCTATTCGTATAGGCATACCGAATATTTCCCCGAACTGATCCCAAAAAGCCAGCATGTTTTTTTTAGGGATTGCCTGATGCGCTGCTTTGAGGAATAAACCGAGGTCTTTAGGCTTACCGGCTTCAATCACCCAATCGGATAAAGGGGTGTTTCTGTAATCATATCCCTGCTTCCATTCGTCGCCCTGTTCCCGAATTATAACGCCATATTCAGGTATTACATGTTTTCTAGGGATTAATTCTACATTCTGATAACGCATTATTCCGTCAACGGTCACTACATCACCCAACTGGATAAGTGAATGCCCCCAAAAGCGACTGTCAAGTATATAGTCTATAAGATCTTTAAACCACCTTGTTTCAAACAATCGTGTAGCATCTTCGTTTTCCTGTCCTTTCGCATCTACCAGTTTGAAACTTTTTTTCGTCACGAAACCTTTGCGCTGACCTACACAGCCAGTCAGGTGTAAATCAGCGTCGATGTCGGAATAAATATCATATAGCGGGCCACGCCGGGGATTATCTATGTTTAAAGCCATTTGCCACGCCTGCCGCCAGTTTTTCAAATCCTTTTGTGTCAGTGCGTCCGCTTGCTGCTTCAATTCTACCATCATAGAACGAAGCCTTTTCCGGTCGCTTTCCCTTGCAAGGTTAAACCCGCCGATATTCAGGTCTTTAGTTATTGTTGTACGTTGTCTTTTACTCATTATTACCAAATGTAAGTGTTACTTTTTCCTGAACCCCATTTAATAGGGTTGTTCACATCATCTTCTCCATTCTCGCCGGTGCAGGTCGGAAGGTTGGGTGTAACCTTGCCTGCCTGTACTTCTTCCAGCCATTTAACCGCGCGGTCATACCGTTCTTTCCTTATATCACGACCCATTTTATTAGGCAACCATGACACAAGGTGATACAGGGCAATATCACAGGTGTACATGACAATAATATCATTCCTGTTATCACCTGTTGCAGAAAAAATAAGGTCAGTATCATAACGGCTTCGCAAGTAGCCGGCTATTTCTTCAATAGCCATTTTTTCAGCCTGTTCACGCTTTTGTGATGTACTTTGTTGGAAGATGTTCAAAGAATCGGCTGAAGCTACGATATAATCATTTTCTGTTAAGAACATAATCATCCCGTTACAATGATTGCACGTCTTTCCAAATCCTGAATAGTAGTGCCCTTTTTAAAAGTATGCCTTTGAATAAGGCTTTTTAATTCCTGTTTGGAATAGACTTTCGGAACACCGGCCACCATTAGAACCATGTACTTTCTTTTACTTGTCAGCGACAATTCACGAGCCATTTTTACAGCTCTTTTAATTCTGTAATTCAGAATAATTTCTTTAATCATTTTAATCATATTACCATGAATTTTTAGGGCTTCGGCGCATACCGAAGCTAGGTTGATACTCTTGTACTCTTGTATATTTTTGTAAAATGTAAATTGCTCCTTCGTCGGCGTCGGGCGCATCATCGTGCGTGCGGCTTCCTTTTTCGATTGACAGTGTTTGTTCTATACCGGTCAACATATCAGGGTCATTTTGCAGTTTTTCATTGTAGTAGACAAATCCACGTTCCCAAAGTGGGGAAACAGCTTCAATACGCGCGAACTTTTCCGGCTTTTTGCGTTTGTCTCCCTGAATGGGTAACTGGTAACCGCGCAAATTCCCTTCAGTGGTAAATTCATCCAGTATGATGTCCTGTAAGAAATTCGCTTCCATGTAGTATTCGCATATTACCCCTTCAGGTATTCGTTCGTGCAGATCATAGAACCAGCGTACCATTTCACTAACTGAACATTGGCGAACAAACGCAGACAAATGATGTAGTTCTGTTCCGATTTTACCCCACACCTTTATTGCCTTATAGTCGTTTTGTGTACTACCTTTGAATGAAGGGTCACAATAGGCCACAATCTTATCATAACGTTCAAGTGGTAGCATCTTTTTCCAACGAATCCAGTCTTTGCGGAATACAGTGCCTTCCTTAATCGGATTATTCATGTATTCTTTCTCAAAGGCCCGGTATCCCATAAATTCACGCTTTGTCTTTATGCGTTCAGGCGTCCAGTATTCCGGCCAAGAAGGTTTACCGTATTTATCTACTACATTCACCTGACTAACAAAAACACCCTTTGCAGCCGCTATATTAGCCAGTACACTACATTTACTTATAAGATTACCCACCATGATAAAACGTCCGCCTTCAGCCCCAAAAGACCCGAACAGGGCTTCTTTTACCCATTCGGTCAATTTGCGTACACGTGCATCGTTTTCACATAGTTCGTCATCGTCTAAGTCGTCAATCACAATATAGTCGGGCCGACGGTCACGGTATCGCATTCCGCGCGGTGACTGGCCGCGTCCACGGGCAAAGAAGGCAACACCGGAAGTTGTGACAAATTCGCCTTCTTCCCAACTGCCGGCGTTGTATTGCGGCCCGAAATCATGTATATACCGTTTGTTAAACTGTAATTCCGCCTGAATGTCCCCTAACAATGTTTTGGCGTTATCTTCGGATTTGCCGATAAGTGCCATGACATTAATCTGTCGCTGTTTTTGGCACATTAGCCACATAGGAATCATTACGTCCATGTGGGTAGATTTCGCATGTCCGCGCGCCCATTTAAACACCGCAATTAAATCGCGATTCTGAAGTATCTTTTTAGCCGCTTCGATATGGAATTTAGCCGACGGTGTAACTTTGCCTGTTACCTTGTCTTTACAATAATGCGGGAAATAATACTCAACGAAATAGGCATAGTTTTTCCGGACACGTTCAATACGTTCAATTTGGGCGGCTTTCGTTTCCGCCACATTGACGGCGGACATTGTTTGTATCGTTTCCGATAGCTGTTTCCACCTTTCCCGCGCTTGTTTAAGAGTAATTGAAGCCATTACACAAAACTGTTTTTACTCACATGTTCGGAAAGAAATACATCCTGATAATAGTTCATTGCCCTAACCAGTTCTGCCGTCAGTTCCTTGTCTACACCCATGCGCACCACCAGCCATTCATTATATGTTGTCATTACTTCATATATTGTGATCGCGTTTGTCTGCCTGTCTATTTTGTCTATTGATGCCGCCAGCTTTGACATTTCATCAAATGTCAATTTACCTTCTTCCAGTTTCTTGTTAGCTTCCTGCATCATTTTAGTAACAATCTCCTTTCGGGTGATAGTTTTTGCAACTCTCATAGCATCCCACCCGCCTTCAGCTACCCACTTATTAATTGTGACACGGCTTTTACCCACCTTTTCCGCAACGAGTTTTTGTGTATCACCATTCAGATAGTACATGCGTGCCAATTCCTTGATCTTTTCTACTTCATTTTTAGACATAATTCTGCTTTACTTTTTGGCAAAATTGTCAAGCAAAACCGGGCGGGGCAATTAAGTGTGAAACGCTTTCCGACTATTGCGAAACGCTTTCATACAAGTGCGTAAAGGTTACACACTTTTTTGCCGGGGCTATTTTCGGTCGGTATGTTTGCAGTGATTTAAGGCGCAAAAGTGCGGAAACCAAAAACAATTAATATGTAGTAAATGGCAAAGCGAATAGTAATAAGTGATGAATCCGTGAACTGTTATGGCACATGGGTAAAAACTGAAGGGGCGGATATTTCGCAGTACGAAAGAAACCCGGTTCTTCTGTGGATGCACTGGCGGGGTATAATAATCGGATGTATAAAGGATGTTCGTAAAGAAGGTGACAAGATCACCGGCGAACCTTACTTTGATGAAGTACGTGACGAAAGCAAACTGGCAAAACAGCAATGGGAAAAAGGTACGCTTAAAATGGCTTCCGCACATTTTGAGGTACTGGAAACTAGCGATGCGGCAGAACTGATAAAACCGGGACAATACCGGGCAACTGCCGTAAGAAGCAAATTAATAGAAGTCAGCATGGTTGATATTGGCGGGAATGATAATGCGCTGCCATTGATGTTGAGTTTTAAAGGTGAGGAATTAAAATTATCGGCTGGCGAAGAAAATGACAGTCTGCCGTTGCTCAATAATAACAATAATCAAAAAAATGAAGAAAAAATGGATTACAAAACTATTGCCCTGAAATTAGGGTTGCCGGAAACAGCCGGAGAAAACGAGATTCTTTCTTCTATTGACCTGCTTCTTGGTTATAAAACAGCCAATCAGCAGTTACAACAGGAAAAAGAACAGTTGCAGTTATCCGCTATTACACAAACGGTCAAAGAAGCTACCGCTAAGCATCTTATTCTAGCGGAAAAAGAGACGCATTTTATTGAATTAGGGAAAAAGGTAGGTATTGATAGTCTGAAACTTACTTTTGATTCCATGACACCCATTCAAAAGCCGTTGAATCTGATTAATACCACCGGTGGGGGCAGTTCTATGTCATTGGACTGGAAAAAGTTGTCAGATGTTCCGGTTGACAAGATGGAAGAACTAAGAAATAACGACAAGACCACCTATATGAAGCTATATAAGGCTGAATACGGCGTTGATTGTCCTAAATACTAATAATAATCAAATAACAAATGAAAACAGGATTAAATCTATTTTCCCGCTTGCTGATTAATGCAATGCTGGGGCTTATTCTTGCCGTTACAGTGGGTGCTCCCGCTTCTGTTGGCGCGGCCACTGTGGTAGGTGTGTCCGTATTATCGGGGAATTTTATGCCGGTCGGTTCTGCCTATGCCGGTGTATTTACAGAGATTTGGACGGGCGAACTGGTAAAAAAATTACGTGCAGGTATTACAGCTACTTGGCTGGATGGTATTCCCGATTACTCTGATAAGGCCGAGAACGATATTATCCATTTGATTGACGTAGGTGGTGACCCTGATGTATTAATTAACAACACTACTTATCCTATTCCTATTCAGGATTTAGATGATAAAGACATTGCAATTAGCTTGGATAAATACCAGACAAAGGCAACCCGTGTGAAAGATGATGAATTGTACGCATGTTCATACGATAAGATTGAAAGTCATAAAGAACGCCACGGGGATTCGATTCTCGTAAACAAGTTCAAAAAGGCTATCCATGCGCTTGCACCACAAAAACATACATTGCTGACACCGGTAATACTGACAACAGGTGAAAATGATAACGGTCGCCGTAGAATCACAATAAAGGATATTATTGCCCTGAAGGATAAATTTGATAAAATGGAAGTTCCGACCGATGGCCGAAGGCTGGTATTGTGTACCGATCATGTGAATGATCTGTTACTGGTAGATCAGAAATTCAAAGATCAGTATTACAACTACACTTCAGGCAAGATTGCAAACTTATACGGCTTTGAAGTATATGAATACGTTAGTTGTCCTTTCTTCACTACAAACGGGTTAAAGAAGAAGTTCGGTGAAGCTGCTACGGAAGGAACTTATCAGGCTTCTGTTGCTTTCTACACAAAACGCATGTTTAAAGCATCCGGTTCTACTAAAATGTACTATTCAGAAGCGGCGACCAGTCCTCAAACACAAGAGAACCTAGTTAACTTCCGCCATTATTATATTGTACTGCCTAAAAAGCAGGAAGCAATAGGCGCGATAGTCAGTGCGTCTTATATACCTGAAATCTCTGCAACACCGGAGGAAATTACATTCCCGGTCGGTGGTGGTACAAAACAGATCGCGGTCAGTGCATCTTCTGATTATGCCTATACAGAACCGGAAGGCTTTAAGATCATAAAGCAGGATAAAATTCTACTGGTTACAGCGTTAGATAACTCCACCGGTGAAACAGCTAAAGAAGGCATTATTACGCTTACTCTTGCCGAGGATGTAACAAAGACAGCCACTATCACATTAAGCCAGCCTGTCGCCCCTGTTGCCCCTGAAAAGGCAAAAGTAGCCCCCAAGACGCAATCAAAGGCGGATGATGTGACACTGCATATCAACGAAACAGACGGCAATTAATAATAAATGGCAAAGCTACAATATTTAGTTATCCACTGCACCGCCACGCCTGAAGGTCGTGAGGTCACAGCCGCCGATATTAAGGCGTGGCACACGAACCCGACCGCAAAGGGTGGGCGTGGCTGGAAGCAGGTAGGATATACAGACCTGTTCAAATTGGACGGGACGGTTGAAAGACTGGTACAGAATAATGAAGATGCCAATGTTGACCCGTGGGAGATTACAAACGGTGCTACCGGTTATAATGGAATCAGCAGGCATATAGTATATGCCGGTGGTGTAAGTAAGGACGGTAAAACACCGAAAGACACCCGGACACCCGGACAACTGAAAGCATTGGAAGAATATGTAAAAGACTTCCATAACCGTTTTCCTGAAGTGAAGATCATAGGACACAATCAGATCGCGGCAAAGGCTTGTCCTAGTTTTGATGTACAAAAGTGGTTGAAATCAATAGGTATAAATAAATAAAATGAGCACTCTTGAAATTCTCCGGCTTGTTGCAGAAATTATCCTTGCTGTTGTGGCGGCCGGGGGCTTCAAGAACTGGACTGATACAAAGAAATACCGTCAGGAAGTAGAAAAATTACGCGCCGAGGTTGAATCAGCAAAAACAAATACCCGGAGTAATGAACTTGAAAATGTAAAAAAGGCAATGGCTATCCTGATGGAAGAAGTTGTAGAACCTTTAAAAAAAGAAATCAATGCAATTAGAAAAGAAATGGCGCGGCTTCGTAGAGCCGTTGAAAAGGTTAGTGTTTGTCCCCATTCTGCTGATTGTCCTGTGCGTCGTGAGTTGCAAAGCTCCGAGGAACGCGACCGGGCTTCTCCTTCCTAAACCGATAGAGATACCGAAACTTATACCGGTACAAATACCACCGGATTCGGCTTGGTTACGGGCTTATTTGGCATGTGACAGTAATAATCAGGTAATCATGCAGGCTTTTGAGGAACAAAAAGGGAAAGGTATTAGTAGTTCGTTAAAATTGGATAATGGGAAATTGGATTTTCATGTTGTGTTCTTACATGACACGCTCTATATACCCGGTAAAGATTCACTGATCTATGTACCTGTTGAAGTTCCGGGCCCTGAAACGAACGTTCTTTCATGGTGGCAACAATTATGGATAAAATTAGGAAAGACACTTTCTTCCGGTATTACCTTGTACCTGCTTGTACGTTTGCTTATAAAGAGGTTTAAATAAGATTTAAACGCATTTAAAATGAAAAATAAAGATACAGAACTACAAGAGAAACCGGTAGTAACAGAACCGGAGTTTTTGAAGCAATACCGGGCATGTTATCCGGGTGTTAAGAAATTCCATGTAACCGGTGATAATTTGGTCTTTCTTGACAAAGACTATCAAAATGCCATATCCCACCAAACTAAGGTAGGAAAAGGCGAATTAAAAACCTATTAAAATTAAAAATATGAGTTTACCAAATGTAAAAATATCAATCGGAAACGGAAACATGGGAATTGTTTCTTCTTCCGATGATGGAGTTGCCGGGCTGATTCTCACAGGTACAGCCGTTTCCGAGAAACTGGAACTCAATAAAGTATATGTATTGGGAGCAGTTTCCGATCTTGATAAATTAGGCATTAAACCGGAAACAAACCCGCTTGCCTATAAAGATGTTAAAGCCTTCTATGAAACGTCAGGAGATGGCGCGGAACTTCATTTACTTGTTGTCAGTGAAGCAACTACACTCACACAGATATGTGCATCTGACGCAGGTTCACCGCTTAAAAAACTGATTAATTCGGCGGCAGGCCGTATCCGTTTGGTGGGTGTAAACCGAAATACACCGAAAGAATACAATCCCACCGTAGACCGGTGTTTGGATGCGGATGTAATAACAGCGATTACGTCAGCGCATAATGTCGCGGAAGGATTTCTCGAAAGTATAGCCCCTTTCCGGCTATTTCTTCCGGCTCTTGGATGGACGGGTGAAACAAGTGATATGTTCCAGCCCCGCGAAGGAAGTTATAACCGTGTATGTGTTGTTATGTCCTCTGATGGAAAGTTTGGTGAAAGTTCTTCTTACTCTGCCGCTATCGGTCAAGTGCTTGGACGTGCTGCCAAAATAGCCGTTAATCAGAATATTGGGCGTGTACGTAGTGGGGCTATTGCTGCAAAAGGTTATTTGATGGATGGAAAAACGCCTGAAGAACATTACAGTGTCTGGGGAATACTTGATGATGCAGGATATATCTTTTACCGCACATTCATAGGTAAAAACGGGTACTATCTGAACGGTGATGCAACTGCTACGGCTACTTCTGACGATTACTGTTTTCTTGCCAACGGGCGTGTTATCGACAAAGCGGTGGTAATTGCTTATGAGACGTATATTGATGATATACTTGACAACATCGAAGTAGATGCCGATAGCGGTGCAATTTCCACACCTTTATGTAAATCTTTTGAAGCAAGTATTGTCCGGGCCGTCACAACAAAAATGGCAGGTGAAATCAGTTCTTTCACCGCTTATATCAACCCGTCACAAAATATTCTTTCAAGCGGACAAATGGACGTTGAATGTGATATTGTACCGACCGGGGTATTGAGAAATATAAAAGTAAATCTATCACTTAAAAATCCGACTGCATAATGGGATTACTAAATTTTAATTCAAATGAATACGCATGGGTAGACCTAAAGGTCGTCATGCTTGGCCGTGAAGTCGTAGGCTTACGGGGCATTGAGTACAAAGTAAAGCATCAAAAAGAAGCGTTGTACGCAGCAGGGAAGAAAGCCCGTGGTATTCAAAAGGGCAAAAAAGAGTATGAAGGTACTATCACACTTCTGCAAAGTGAAATAATCGCTTTAGATCGTGCTGCACAAGAAAAGGGATATGAGGATATTACAGATATTGACTTTGATGTCATTGTCTGCTATCTGCCGGATAATGGCGTTATTACTACTGATAAAGTAGTCAATGTATCCATTTCAGAAATACCAAGAACCTTGAAAGAAGGTGATCTGCAAATGGAAGTTGCCCTTCCGTTTATTGCTCTGAATGTTGAATCAAATGTATTATAAAACAGAATATGAATACAAGGAATGTACCGGAATATTGTGAATTACGTGCAAACCAATTAGATAAAATGAATATGGAAACCAAAGTAGAAAAAACAATCGAACAGAAAATTAGTGAATGGAAAGCAAAACACGGAGATGTGTTTCAGGTTGAAGTTGATGGCCGTGTTGCCTACCTAAAAAGACCCGATAGAAAAGTGCTTGGAGCAGCAGCCGTTACCGGTAAAAGTGACCCGATGAAATACAACGAAGTTATTTTGAACAATTGTTGGCTGGAAGGGGACGAAGAAATCAGAACTAATGATGCCATGTTCCTCGGAGTTTCCGCACAACTGGCCGAAATTATTGAAATCAAGGAGGCGACACTAAAAAAGCTCTAGCAGGGACGAATATAGCGGATAAGAAAGGCTGGCTGTCAATGGCTGATACTCTTATCCGCGCAGTCCTGCACATGAATCCCGATGAACTGACAGATGAGGAATGGGCGCATCAAACTTTCATGGCGGAATGGGCTTTATCGGTTATTCAGGAAGGCAAAATAAGATAATATCAACTATTATCATCAATAGGGCAAAGTAAACTATATAACGGTAACGGTACATCTTTCCGCCTTTCTTCAGATACATCGGAAGTGATGTAACAGCACCATAAGGCAGAAGCACCGGAAGTGATAAAATGAGTAATCCCCACCGAACAAACGTTGGAATGTTTTTTAATGCCTGAACACCCCAATAGCTGAAGAATGCAACAATATAAATAATAAAGATAATTCCTAACATGGCTAATACACTTGAATATATATTTAGTTTACAAGATAAAGTTTCTGCTAAGATAGGCAATATTACCGTAACTTCCGAAAAGATGTTGGGGAAATTTGCCGATTTAGAGAAGAAAACGGTATCTGTAAACCGGACATTTGGTGAAACCGGGCGCACGTTGGGTTCTTTACGTGAAAAAATAGCACTCCTTCAGGCTGAACGGGAATGGATACCGGCTGAAAATATCGAAGGCATTCGGGCATACAACCGGGAAATGAAGAAACTGACAAAGGAGATCACTAAATTGGAATCTCTGAACGGTGGTAAGTTTAAGAAGTGGAGTAAAGAAGCATTTGCTGCAATTCCGGGCAGTAACCTGATAAGTAACCCGCTTGTTGCCGGTGTTGCTGCATTGGGATTTTCCGGGAAATCTGCAATGAACTTTGATGAAGGAATGGCACAGGTGAATATCACCGCACAACTGGATGAAACCGGCCTTGCCGATCTGAAAACTAAACTCAAAAAGATTGCGAAAGATAATAAGACGGATGTGCTTGTTGCGCCTGTCGGATTTGAGAAGATCAATTCACAACTCAACGACGTGGATTTATCTTTGTCGATTCTTGATGCTTCCCTTAAAGGTAGCAAAGGGGGATTTACAGAACTTGATACTGTGTCCGGAGCACTAGCACAAACACTTTCTATTGTTGGTAAAGAAAACGCAAGTGCACAGGAAGTTTTAGATACCTTCTTTGCCGCTAAACGTGTAGGTGCTGGCGAATTTGCTGACTTTGCACGTTATATGCCGAATTTGATCGCCGGTGCTTCAAATCTTGGAATCGGCTACAAAGAAGTTGCCGGAACATTTGCTTATATGACCGGAAAGGGTCAGAGCGCGGAACGTGCCGCCGTCCTGATGGAGAATGCTTTCTCCGTACTTGGTCGTGCTGATGTGCGGGGCAAAATGGAAAAGGCCGGTATCAGTGTTTTCGATGACACCGGAAAAATTCGTTCTGTCATTGATATATTCGGAGACTTACAAGGTGTATTGTCACAACTTAACGATGAACAAAAGTCTTCATTGCTTGAAAAATTCGGGATTGTCGATAAGGAAGCAAAGAACGCATTTGCCGTTCTTTCCTCTGACGTTGATAAACTGAAAGGTTCAATGAATGATGTTGCTAATTCTAGCGGGGAAACGGATAAGGCGTTACAATATTCCAAAAACTCAATGCAAAAAGCGACGGAAGTATGGGAATCATTCAAGAATGTAGGTGTTGAAGTTGGTACATTTATTCTTCCTCTTATTAACACAGGGCTTGATGTAGCCAGCACGATATTAAGCGGATTGGGGTATGCTGTCAACCTTATCAATAACCTGTTTTCTTGGTGGTGGGAACAACTAGCAACCGGGAACCCGCTTATTTGGGGTATAACCGGGGCTGCCAGTGCATTATCTGCCGCACTTCTTGTAAATTGTGTACGAATGAATGCCCTTTTGGTTGCCAGTAAAGCAAAACTGATTTGGGACGGACTGCAAACCGGTGCTACATGGTTATTAACCGGTGCGCAATGGGCATTAAATGCAGCGTTCTATGCTTCCCCTTTAGGCTGGATTGCGTTAGCAATCGGAGCAGTAACGGCGGCCGTAGTGTATTGCTGGAATCATTTTGAAGGCTTCCGCAAATTTATAATGAGTATGTGGGAGACTATAAAAGAGTTTGGGCGCGTGTTACTTGATGCCATTGTTTCCCCATTTAAACAGATTCTAAAAGGGCTTGGCGGAGTTGGTTCAGCATTAGTTTCCCTTGTTAAAGGAGATTTCAAAGAAGCGGCGGCCGCTGCCAAAGAAGGGTTTAAAGACATCGGGGAAGGTATGTTAAATGCTAGCCCGGTTATGGTCGGTGCAAAAGTTGTCAAGAATGGGAACTGGTCTGAAGCATGGGAAAAGGGACAACAGGAAGGTGCAAAAAGCTGGCAGGCATCCCAAAATAAAAAGGATGAAAAGAATAATGGCATAGACAGTCTTATTCCGACAGCCATTCAGCCGGAAACACCTGCCGTCAATTATGACGACCTGATGAAGAAACTAGCTAAAACAAAAAAAGCCGGCAATAAAGGGAAGAAGGTTATAAACCTGAACGAAACGTCAAAAACGGCACAGGATTATAAAGAGACTTCCGATTATACGGCTGTTACAAAGAAACTTGAACCGGTGAAAGTCAACCTGTCACCCGTATCCCAAACGATGGCAAAGGCAGACACTTCCGGTAAAATCATAGACGGGCGATCACGCTTTGCAAAAGCGAATGATTCACGGCAACAGTATGAACCGGAAAAGGAAAACTATCTGGCTGATATAATGCGCAATGTTCGCAAGATTGCGGCCGTGGCTGCCATTCCTTTGGCGGTAAATATTGCTGCACCAGCACAACCGGCACAAGCGAATGACAAACTAGCCTTTACGCAGTTAGTACAACCGGATATAACAGCAGATATTCCCGCGCCGGTTTTGGCCGTTAATGTACCGCCGGTACAGAATAAGATGCAACCGGTAAACAAGCAGGAAACACCAGCTTTGACACAGCCTGTTCCGCCGATCATCACAACGGATATTCCCGCACCGGTTTTGGCCGTTAATGTTCCGCCAATACAGGATAAGATGCAACCGGTAAACAAGCAGGAAACACCGGCTTTGACACAACCTGTTCCGCCGATCATAACAACAGATGTTCCCGCACCTGTTCTGACCGTTAATGTATCGCCGGTACAGGATAAGATGCAACCGGTAAACAAACAGGAAACACCGGCTTTAATACAGCCTGTTCCGCCGCCCATCACAACGGATATTCCCGCGCCGGTTTTGGCTGTTAATGTTCCGCCGGTACAGGAGAAAGCAAAAACAATTCCTGATAATCCGTTTTCTATCCAGCCGGAACAAAGTTCTGAAGTTCCGGGGATATATATTAAAGAGCCGGTTAATACAAAGAAAGACGGTTTTCAAGAGTTGGCAGATAGTGTCCGTAATTTGTCGTTACTCTCCGAAGCTACACCGATAGCCAGTGCATTTCCTGTCGGCCAAATGGGGGCAAATATGATTCAGGAAAGAGGGGCTGACTATATGAATAGGATACCACAAATCAAGAATGATATTCTTATTCCTGAAATGGCTGTACCTGATACGAATGTGTACAATATAGGCAACGATAAAAACGAAAGTGTTAATGAACGCACAAGCGTATTCAGTGAAAAAGAAACAGTGCGGGATGCGGGAAAGACTATTCAGATAGATAGGGTTTGCGACCAAATAGTCATACATGTTGAAAATACAGACAAAAAAGGTGAAAGTGAAATCCGCAATGCTGTGATTAAGGTATTTAATGAAATTTACGAAGTATAGGTAATATGGAATTTAATATTGCAAAAGTTTTAGTTTCGGCATTGGGATATAAAGGTTTACCATATCCCGGTGTGTGGTTTCCTTCAGGTAAAATCACCGGCGAAAAACCGGAATACCAATATGAAGGACAGGAAAAAGATGTTAAGACACATTCTGATTTAGGTTCTGTATTACGTAAACAGGACGCGCAGGGACGATATTATTTTATGCCTGTCGTATTGGAACACAAAGGCAAGGAATATGAAATACCGAACTCCGTTATCAGCTTCACAGGGAAAAAAAATATTGTAGAAACTGCAATGATCGGGCGCAAAGGTAGTGTGAAAGAGCTTATAAATATAGATGATTACGAAATCAGTATTCAGGGCGTTGCGCAATCAGATGATTTCCCTGAAGCGGAACTGGTTGCACTCAACGAACTATATAATATCAATGAATCCGTTATACTAAAATGCGCATTAACTAACGTATTTCTTGAAGAAGATGATAAAGTAGTTATAAAGGGCCTTGATGTGTCGGATATGAAAGGTACTGACAGTTTTGTCATTATTAAAATGTCGTTAATCACAGATCGAAATTTTGAGCTAATAATTGAATAACCATGTTTGTACTTTGCAGTGAAATAAAGATAGGAAGCGTTTCTTTTAAGTCGGTACATGAAGTACAGATAAAAAGAAGCATTTACAACCTTGCGGCAACGGCTATAATAAAAATACCGGTTACTGCCGTGCTTAAACATACCGGAGAACCACCGGCACATATTGAGACAGCCAGCACAATAAAAGCCGGTGACAAGGTAGAAATTCGCCTGGGATATGATAACAGTTTCAATACGGAATTTGTCGGGTATGTGAAACGATTAAATTATAAAGTTCCTTTAGAAATAGAATGTGAGGATGAATATTACATGACGCGCTATGTTAATTGTGTGTTTTCAAAGAAAGAGACGACATTAAAACAGTGTTTGAATGCCATTCTACCGGGAATAAAAGTGGCTTCCTGTGTAGACCTTACATTGAAGAACTTTGTGGTTAACAACAAGCCCGGAAGCTGGGTGCTCGGCTATCTGAAAAAAGAATATGGTTTGACGGTTTTCTTTGATATAAACGGAAATCTGTATGCAGGAAAGGCGCATGATGTAAAGGGGGAAACTGTTAAATACCGGCTTCGATATAATGTCGTAAAGGATGATGATTTAAAATATCAACTCGCTAACGATGTGAAACTGAAAGTAAAGGCTATCTGCTATTATAAAGACGGGACAAAGATAGAAGGCGAAATCGGGGAAGAAGGCGGTGAAACAAAAACATTATACTATTACGACGTAAAGGATGCAAAGGAACTGAAAACGCTGGCCGGGGAAGAACTCAAACGATACTCTTTTGACGGGTATAGGGGAAAGATTGAAACATTCCTTTTCCCGTTCTCTCTGCCCGGCATGGTGGCAGAGCTGGACGACCCGGTTTATCAGGAACGTAACGGGACTTATTTTATCGAAAGTACAGAAGTATCATTCAGTACGCAAGGAGCGCGCAGAACGGTTGAATTAGGTATTAAGGCATGAGTAAAGATATAGAAGAAATACGGCGTAAAATTATGAGCGAAAGCGGGGATAGTTTGGTTTTTCCTGCAATCGTGACAAAGGTAGATGAAAGTGACTTCACCTGTGAAGTGCGCCGTGATGATGCAGTGGACTATTTCGATGTACGTTTGCGCGGGCTGGTAAAGGGAGATTTACAAGGATTTGCCTTTATCCCTAGAATGCAAAGTACTGTATTAGTTTGCCGCATTGGTAAAAGCAATGAGTTGTTTGTCTGCCAGTTCACGGAAATAGACAAGGTTATTTTTACCAGCGCGGACACTTCCCTGACAGTTGATGCGGATAAGATTGAAGTATTGAAGGGTAGCAAATTTTCTATACTTATCAATTCGGAAAGCATGGCTATACAAACCGGACAGACAACAATAAAAACCACGACCGGCGGACTAACACTAACGAAAGGTTCTTCCGGTCTTAAAAAAACACTGAACGACCTTTTAGCGGCCATTCAGAAATTGACAGTAACGACAAGTTTAGGCCCAAGCGGGCCGCCTATTAATATGGCTGATTTTATAAAAGTGCAAAAGGATTTATCTAATTATTTGGAGGGTTAAAACATGGCATTGGTAAAAGCAACGGTTAAAGCTGGTATAAAATCAGCATTTACACAAGTGATGAATCAGGAAGAAGGACGGGAAGATGCACTGGATAAAGTGGCGGATAAGATTGCAGATGCCGTTATTAATGCGATCAAAAGTGCACAGATAACATATTCTGCTGGATTGGTTGCCCCGGCAATGGGCGGCCCGGTAACAGGAACTTTTAATTGTACTATAACATGATAGATATACAACATACCGAAGATGGAGATATAGATATAATGTCAGGTGATATTCTTTATACTGAATCTACAAGCCAGCATCAAAAAGATATATTGCTTGCTGATAAGGGCCATTATAAGGAAAGCCCTGAAACGGGTGTAGGTGCAGTTAATTATATCAATGATACCGACCCGGAAAACTTCTACCGTGCTGTCCGCAAAGAACTGACCCGTGACGGCATGAAAGTGACAAAAGTAAGCATGGATAATACAATAGCAAGATATGAAGAAAGTAATGATTAAACCCAATCAGACTATATATGATATTGTACTGTCAGAATATGGTACATGTGAAGCAGTCGCTAAAATCATCAATGACAACCCGGATTTGGCGAATGATGATAGTTCTAAAGTTCTATGCGGTATTGACCCGATTAATGATAAAGGTCTTTATTTAGACCTTCCTTTACTGCCGGGAAGTACGGTTTTAATTGATATGGATAGTGTTTTAAAGAAGAACATAGTTAAGGAACTGGATAAGCCAATTACAACATTTGATATACAGAATTATGGCACGGACAATAAATGAAATACAGAATGAGATTATTACTTCTCTTAATGGGAAGAAAGATATTTCACTTTCTACCAGTAAGGTGGCAGAATGGCGGTTATGGACTTACATTATCGCTGTTGCAATACATTCCTTTGAACTGATTCTTGATGTGTTCAAATCGGAAATTGATACGCTGACAAACAAGATCACGCCGGGAACTGTACGCTGGTATGCTGAAATGTGTTACCGTTTTCAAAACGGGCATGAGCTATTATTTGATGAAAATACAGCAATGCTTTATTATCAGACAAACGCCCCGGACGCACAGATCATCAAAGTTGTTGCCATACGGGAAAATAAAAACATGCTGACTATAAAAGCGGCGAAGAAAAACAACTCTGGAAAAATTGTGCCGCTTGACGTTGATGAAAAATACAATTTTGCTTCTTACATAGATGCCGTTAAGTTTGCTGGGGTTGATACAAATGTCATATCTACAACTGAAGATAAGTTGCGGTATAACATTGAAGTCTTTTTTGAAACTTCTATCCCGTCCACGCTTGTAAATGAGAATGTTGTTAAAGCGTTGGATGCTTTTAAATCTTCTTTAGGGTTCGATTCTATGATTTATAAGCAGCGTTTTATTGATGCTGTTATGGGGGCACAGGGAGTAATAACGTGCAATCTCATATCACTTGAAAGAAAAGGGGCTACGGATACGAATTTCATACAGGTAGGAATCTTTTCTGAATTGGAATCCGGGTACTTTGAATATTCTGACGATAGTATAATCACACTTAAAACACTTAAAGACTTGGAAACATGAACATCAAAATGAACTTTCTGAACCTTGCGCGGCAACTACTACCACCACACAAAAGACAACCGGTGCGCATGAAATTATTACAGGGATTCTTTGCCCCGTTACATAGCCTTTTTGAGACTTTCGATCAATGGCGTAGTGATTCCCGGATGATGGTTAATGTGAACTCACAAATTAAAGTATTTGAAGGATACCTAAGAAAGAAATACAATGAGCCTATAAGCATCAAAATTATAACTTATAATAATGGGCTGTTACTCGTTGGGCTGGGAATTGAAGGTAAGACCATGTGGCCGGAAATCGGTTTGGAGACGGAAAGAATGAAGGCCGTACCGCTTGAAAATGAGATTCGGGACAAATTTGACGGGGTGGATTTCATTGTATATATCCCCGCCGGTATTAATATAAATCTCATTGATGCAGAGATTCAGAAATATAAACAGGTATTAACGACTTACAAAATAGTACAGCAATGAAAGAACATGTACAAAAAACAGGTATTAGACAGTGGGCCGGTGAGGATTTGATTGATTTGCAATCCGAACCGTTAAAAGCCATTGAGGGATTTTTCAAAGAATACGGGCCTTGTATTATTCAGGGCGGGCATGTAACCAGTAGCGGGAACGGAACATTTTCAATTTCTTCAGGTTTGGCCGCATTATCAGGAAAAGATGTTGATGGCAATGATACATTTAAGGTTGTGCCCTTTGCCGCACTGGAAAAAACGACATTACCGGTGTATCTCACACTCACATGTTCAATAATTGAACGGGCATACATGGATAACAAGGTAAAGCCGATAGCATACGAATATAAAGCGGCGGTTGCTGCTGTCAAACCGGAAGGTGTATCGTATCTTGAATTATCAGAAAAGGTATTGCGCTTTGTGGATGTGATGCAGGACACGACACACCGTTTTATGACAGATACAGAACGTGACAAATTGAACGGGATTGATGAAGGAGCGAACAACTATGTTCATCCGGGCAGTCATCCGGCAGGCATGATTACTGAAGATGAAACGCACCGTTTTATGACTGATGCGGAACGTACCAAGTTGAACGGGATTGCAGCAGGGGCGAACAAATATATTCACCCTAACAGTCATCCGGCAGGCATGATTACTGAAGATGAAGCACATCGGTTTATGACTGATGCAGAACGTACCAAGTTGAACGGGATTGCAGCAGGGGCGAACAAATATGTTCATCCGGGCAGTCATCCGGCAGACATGATTACTGAAGATGAAGCACACCGATTTATGACTGATGCGGAACGTGCCAAGTTGAACGGGATTGCAGCAGGGGCGAACAATTATGTTCATCCTACTAAGCATCTGGCAAGTATGATTACTGAAGATGCTGCACACCGTTTTGTGACTGATACAGAAAAGGCAGGCTGGAATGGCAAAGCGGCAGGAGATCATAACCATACAGGAGTATATCAGCCGGTCGGCAGCTATGCGCCCGCTTCACATAAACACGGAGCAACAGATGTGACCGTAGATGCTACGCACCGGTTTGTGACTGACGCAGAAAAGGCGGTCTGGAATGGCAAAGCGGCAGGAGATCATAACCATACAGGAGTATATCAGCCGGTCGGCAGCTATGCGCCCGCTTCAC